TCCAAGGTTTAGCAGATATTATTATTAATATTTTATCTAATCAGTATGACAGTACAATTACTTTAGACGAACGATTAGCCGAACCAATACCTGCTGGTGCAGAGTGTAGCTTCCATAAATTTAGTTTAATTCAAACCAGCGGACACACCTTTGAATACGTTGGCGCTGGAACTAACATTGATAGCTCTTTACCTCAGTTAGGTGGTCTAGCAAATCCGGATAACTATGCAATACAGTTAAATGGAGGCAAAGTTTTCTTTACTGGAACTGACCAGAGCGGAGACTTTAGGGTAGGTACAGATTTTACCATTAGGCAAGCAACTGGAACTATTGATGGACGGGTGTTCACAAAGAGTTTGTTTGCAGTAATGACACCATACATATTAGCGATTGGACAATAAAAAATGGCAACAGCAATTCCGTTAAACACGTTTAGAACAGAACCGGTTTACTTAACAACACAAAATGAGATTGTTTATACAACTCCTGTAGGGTTTACTACAATTGTACTAGGAGCACAGATTAGTAATCAAAGCACTGCGACAACTACTGTAAATTTTACCTTGACAAAAAATGGTTTAAACTATGTATTACTAAAGGAATTTGAAATTCCCCCAAATGATGCAGCCGATGCTACAACTGGTAAATTGGTAATTGAAGAGAATGCCTACATATCTGCTCAAGCAGGCGCTGATGGCGTACTAACAATGATTTTAAGTATATTAGAAACAAGTAATGTCTAAAAGTAGATTATTAAGCGGTAAATCAAAAAAGAAGACTGGCGCCAGCCTGTCTTCTACCCGCTATTCTTATCTTGACGTATCTAATGCAGAAGCAGATTTAGGTCTTGCTCCGGTAGATGATAGCATTCTTGTAGGTTATACTGATGGCAGGCGTGTATGGGAAGATATTACTACCTATGCTAATCAGTTTAAAGGATATACCGGTAGTCAGGGTTTTATAGGTAGTCAGGGTTTTATAGGTAGTCAGGGATTTAATGGTAGTCAAGGATTTACAGGATCTGCAGGTACTGGCGGCTCAGCAGGAGCCGAAGGTGCAACAGGTTTTACAGGTAGTATAGGTTTTACAGGTAGTGCCGGTTTTACAGGTAGCTTAGGATTTACAGGTAGTCTTGGTTATACAGGTAGTCAAGGAGAGATTGGATTTACTGGAAGTTCGGGTACTGACGGTTCAAATGGTACTTTTTCTGGTTTTACAACTGGCACAGCAGTAATTGCCAATACTACAACTTCATTCTCTACCGGTTCCGGAGCCATGGTTGTTTGGGGTGGTGTGGGCATTGGCGGAAACCTGTATGTAGAACGCTCTTCGTATTTTACTAATACGTCTAATTACATAGCAAATAGTCTTATTCTTACCACGGCTACTGTAAATCAGTATGCTAATCAAACAGCAATTTCTGTGGGCACAGATACTGCAATTTCTGTAACAACCAGCGGAAATATTACTAGTACTATTATTTGGAATACTAGTACTCTACAAAGTGTTACCAATAGAGGTAATGTAACTACTAATCAGGTAAGAATTACCAATAATACAACAGCATCCGGATTATCAACAGGTGCTTTACAGATCACAGGCGGCGCCAGTGTCAACGGTGATATGTACATTGGCGGCAAAACTGTTATGTATGATGACCTACAAGTTTATGGAGACATTAACTTTATAGGCACAGCTACACAGATTATTGGTGCTTATGGCGTATTCCAAGGTAATCAATGGGGCTTTGGTGGATTATACACGGGTATTGTAGGTGCATATAATTCAACCACCAACACTGCTCTACAGATTGTGGTTAATACAAGTACACAAGGTGTTGTTACTTTACAAAATGAAAACAGCAGCGTAGATGCTACTGCCGGTTATAGAGTAATTGGGGACCTGGGCAACACATCTACTAGATATGCAGAACTTGGATTGGCTAGTTCGTATTTTGATTCTGTTGGTTATGAAATTTATACAACAAGCTCGGCCTTCCTAACAGCTAAAGGTGGAGATTTAATACTTGACACTGAATCACCGGGGAAGAGCATATACTTTTATACAGGTGGTACAACACTAACGCCTGAAGGAGTTACCGCAGGATATGATTCTGCTACCTTGCAGATGTCTATGATAGACGGTGTCGGTATTAGGATTCCCTCATTAACCACAGCCACCAATACTACTTCCGGTTCTTTAAGTCTGTCAGGCGGTATTAGTGCAAAAAATGCTTATTTAGATCGATTAACTGTCAATGAAATTGCAGATATAAAAGGTCAATTGTACGTAGATGGTGCGCTGGTGCTTACCACTGGCTCAGTTACTCTTTATGCTTTCCCTACAATTGTTGTTGCGGGAACTGACACCGCAGTCTTTACCAGTACAGGTGTTGCAGTTGTTTGGAGCACTAGCACGTTTGACACCGTGGCAAGCAGAGGATCAACCAGTAGTTATGCCATACGAATTTCTAACACTGCTTCAAGTACATCCACTTATACAGGTGCTTTAGTAGTTTCAGGCGGCGTTGCAATTCAAGAAAATTTAAGAATTGCCGGTAATTTATATGTTGGAAATTCTGTATTTGCCGGGGGCAACATCTTTGTTGATAATGTTTCAGTTCAATCACAGAACAAAGTTTTAATACTGTCATCTTCAACTACCCTAGCTTCTTCTGCTACCGACAGTGGAGTTGTTATTGGCCAATCTTCTGATCCTTTTATTACTTGGTTGTATGATGGAGGTCAACGTTGGGTAAGCAGTGGCGGCATAGTATCATCTGGTACATTTGTAGCAAGTGTAGGTGGTGTTAGTTCTGGAACGTTTACCGTATCCACAACAACTAATGCAACATCGACAACATCGGGTGCTCTACAAGTTGTAGGTGGTGCAGGCATTGGACAAGATTTATATATTGGTGGTCAACTTTACACCAACGGAATAAGTACATTCCCCCCTGGCTCAAATAAAAATTTAATAATAGATCCTGATGGTACAGGTAATGTATTATTTTCAACTAGTACTCGGGCTTTATTTTATAATACTACAACTTCTACAAGTACAACAACAGGTGCTGTAGTTATCACCGGAGGCTTAGGAGTAAGGGGTGCAGTTAATATAGGTCAAACCAGTACTATTCGTGGTGCTGAAATTATCACTACTGCTACAATTTCTCAATACGTAAATGAGGGCGGAGGAGGTGGTGGTGGTGAAGCAGACAAGCAAGAGCGTATTTGGAACAAAAACGGTTCAATCAGCCCTTACACTTCGGTTCAACCATGGTTTATTGTTGGAAATGTAACAGTTTTACAAATTCAAGCAAACTTAGTTAAAGCACCAACGGGCGGTCCGGCAGTTGTAGATATTTTAAGTGAAACCGGTGCGGTCTACGCTACCTTAACTGTCCCGGATGGACTTAAAACCAGCAACACTGTAACTACTTCGCTGTCTTTAACCTATGGAAATTCTGTCTATATTAAGATAGTTTCAGTAGGTCCGACGGTCGCAGGATCAGGTATGTCGATATCTTTCTTATATACCAGATCTTAATTAAAACATAAATATTCAAGTAATTGGATTTAGAGGAAATAAAAATGTCAGATATTGAATTACCAGAAGTAACTTTTAATTTTGGGGGTGGAAATTTTGAAGTATGGATCGGAAATCGAAACATACTTGCACAGCCTTTTGATCCGAGGGACGGAAATCCCTGGGTAGACGAAGCGGATGCAATGTCCTGGTGGGATGAAATTAAACAGACTATTCATCCACAAGCTCAGGGATTAGATTTATTACCTACCAATCCAGAGGGAGTACAATAATGGCACTAATTGGCGTAAATAGAATTTCAAATCAACTTCAAGTCGTAGTTGAAGATGCTAACCTGTCCAACAACAGAATTTTTGTCAACGGCATGGCCTTTGATACTACATCATTGGGCAACAGTTGGATGACTCAGTTCCACTTTAATTATAATGATAACTGGCAATTTTCCGGCACAAGTTTTGTTGCCGACGGTGGCGCAATGGTTCTTTATAAAGGAACAGTTGCTTGCTGGGGCAATGGCGATGGTCAACAAAACTTTGGTCAATACCGTGATACATATTATCTTGGTTTAGATTTTGCCAATTATCCAGTCCAAAAAATGTGGAAAACACAGAATGGATTTACCCTTTATAATGCTGAAGGGACTACAAGAGTTTCGACATATAATAATCAAAACAGCTCAGGTAACAATCAAGGAACATCAGCCTGGATGTTGGGCGGTAATGATGTTACCGCGGGCATGACCTATACCAGTGGTTTTAATCAAACAGTTGGTTTAACACATATTTGCTATGAAGACGTGACCAATAATACACTTTGGGGAATTTATAGAACTCGATGGGAAAGTGTTCAGGTCGGTTATTTAACCCCCTATGAAGTGGGCGCAAGTAACTTAACTTTTGCAATATCAATTGGGTTCGCTACGACATCGATATCATCAAATAGTATGTTCTTCCTGGGAGTCGACCAATTAAACTTTACTTGGTGGCTAAATATGGATGAATACGACTATTCAAAATATACCATTTACAAGATTAACGGAACTACTAAAGCGGTTACCACAGTCCGATCAGGCGGTTGGAATCAAGATGCAACACAGAGGTGGACTCGTAGATTCCCAAGCAACATTAGAAGAGAAAGTGCCACCCGTAGAGTTTTTTATAGCAGTCACTACAACTCAACCGGAACTACGCTAACGCCCATTCAATATGTTATAGATGCTTCGGCGGGCAGTCTTGCTGCCACTACCTGTACAATGGTCTATCCGGGCAGTACAACCTTTCAAAGTTATGCTGCAACTATGACAGTTTCAGGTGTGGTCACTGGAGACAGCGGGGCCAACGTATATAACCGTCCGAATGCCTGGATTACTAAACCTCATCAGTTTACCATAGGCTCGACAAATTATATATCATTCTGGCCCATTGATATGTCAGCAGCCTACGGATCAGGCGCTTCAAGATATCCCAGCCTGGCAGCTCGAACCATGATGACATATACTATCAGTACTGCTACTAATGATAACATATTAACTTATCACAGCAATTATCCATTCCAGGATCTATTCAGTATGCCACGCGGCATATTCCCAATCAATTCCAACGGCTATCAATTAGCAGTACCTATTACTGGTGGTTTGACTTTTATGGGATTCAACGAAACTACAGGATGGAACGTTATTGGTAGTTATCCCACAGAAATGCGTATGATAGGCATGGATCAAACCGGTAGAATATGGGCAACGGGTGCTGAAAAGGGTCAAGAAACTATTCACATTCTAACACCTAGCTTGCCAGTGAGTATTAGTATTGTTACAAGTGCTACAAGTTATACCTATTCTGGTGCTACAATTTATACCAGCGCACAGGTCAATGCCTACGGCTCAACAGGCGAGAGAATTGCATCAACATTAAATCTAACCATTGACGGTAGTACAATGTTATTCTCAGCAACCAGTGCTAAAACATTGCAAATTGTAACCAGCGCAAGCACAAATACTAATGTAGACTTAACTATCTCAGGTGGCGGAATAAACAACATTATCGCTGATGTTAACGTATAACGGAAACTGGAGACCAGCATGGCCAATGGAATAGCCGTATTCGGTAGCCAGTTACAGATAACTGTTAACACAAATATCAAACCTTTATCTCCTGGGTATTCTTTACTAACCTATAATACTCCGCAACAGATTTTACAAACTGATGCGGATGGTTATCATGGAAACTTTCAAGGTGCATCTTTCTTTGGTGTAGCTGATCAAACAGAATTAGCCGCTTTCTCTCCCAGTGGTTTTTCCGGTACTTTTAACGGTGCTTCAGATTATCTTACATTGGCCAGTAATGCAAACTTTGCATTTGGGGCCGGTAACTGGACCATTGAATTTTGGATTTATCCTACTACTACTCCAGGTGCAGGTGGCCAACAAATTTTTGATACTCGTCCAGCATCGACTCAGGGAGTATACCCAACAATTTACTTTGCCAGTGATAGAACTATTAGATTTTATACCAGCACCGCTGATAGAATTACCAGTAGTGCCCTTACTCTGAATACCTGGAATCATATTGCTGTAACAAAAAATGGCAGTACTACTACAATGTATCTTAACGGTACAGCAACAGGTTCTACCTATGCAGACACCAACACATATATTCAGGCAGGTATTCGTATAGGAGCTTCCTTTACAGGCGGCGCAACTATTATTAATTATTTTGCAGGTAATTTATCTAACCTACGTGTGGTTAGAGGAGTTGCGGTATATACAGGAACATTTACATCTCCTGCTACTCCTCTAAGTAATACGCAAACTGCTAGTACTAATATAGCAGCTATTTCAACCAATACATCCACCGTTATACTCACATTGAATACGGGCACTGGATTTGGACTGGTATCTACCCAATTTACTGATCGCTCGTCGTACAACAATACATTAACCGTAGCTGGTGGTAATCCCACAATGACTCCAACTTATGGGATTAGCATCGGTTATCCTCCTGCGCCAATTGATCTTACCATGGCAATAGGCGGATCATCTAGTGTTCCAGGATGGGCAATACAATTTAACGGATCAACTGGGTATATTGGAGTAGCAGATAACGCTAATATACGATTTAACGCCGGCGATTTTACCTTAGAAGGTTGGATTTATATAACCAACTATACATATGCCAATGTACTTTTCAGCAAGGGTGGATCAGGAAATGATTGGGCATTAGCTACCTACCCAAGTACAGGTAAACTTTATTTTGCATTGGACGCTACAGATTATCTGTATACAACAACTCCCCAAGTTCCCCTAAACACCTGGACTCATATTGCTGCTGTTCGCTCCGGCAACACAATCACACTGTATCTTAATGGAGCCAACGTTGGAACGATAACATTTACTGGAAGTTTTACCAGTACAGGTGAACTTCGATTAGGTCGTGGTAGAAATAGCTCCTCTAACTATTTTAACGGTTATATCAGCAATGCTCGTGCTACCAAGTCTGCGCTATATACTGCTAATTTTACTCCTGTTGCACCATTAACTGTTAGCACATCTAGTGTAATTTTATTAACTGGCCAGAGCTCTAGTATTGTTGATAACTCAACTAATGCATATACAATTAACTTATATGGTAGTCCAACACCTAGTGCATTGGGTGTTTTCTATACCAACGGGTCTATATCATTAACACAACAAAATACTCAACCTGCACCTGTTGTAAGTTTCAATGGCACCAGTCAATTCATTAGCACACCAGTAAATGCAGGAGCATTTACACTGGCTAGTTCAACTAGGCCGTTTACTTTAGAACTGTGGGTCAATCCTACAGCATTTACTGGCATTACTCTTATTTCAAGTTCATATCCCGGTGCCGGTATAATTCCTTTTGTTATAGGAATGAGTAACGGCACAGATGCTAATGGAACCTCACTTGGTGCATTTCCGTGGTTTAACTATTATACCGGATCAGTATGGGCTGCTGGCGCAATTTCTAATACCCCATTGACACTCAACACTTGGCAACATGTGGCTGTGGTATTCACCGGAGCAGATGCTTATATCTATATTAATGGTACAAGAACTGCAACTTGGTCCGGCACCACATGGATAGCAGGTGCTGCCACAGCACAATTATTGATTGGACGTCGTTGGGACACTGGTGGTAGTACTTTTTTTACAGGATTTATAAGTAACGTTAGGTTCACTAATGGTACAGCATTGTATCTAAATGATTTTACACCAGCAGCTCCTCTAACAGCAAGTACCGGAGTTACTTCCTTACTAGCTCTTACAACTGCAACAATCGGCGATGCATCTACAAATACTTTTGTATTAACTGTTACTGGTACACCTGCACCTTCGATTAGTACCAGTACCTATGTTTATGCCAATAACAGAATTTCTTTACCTCAAGGTCTAGCGTGGACTGCTGAGTGCTGGATTAATCCCAGCAATCGTTATACAAATTACAACACAATCTTTAGTAAACGAGGAAACCTTGGTACTTCCTATCAAGGGTTCTTAAACATCGGTGATGGTAGATTAGGGTTTTTTAATGGAACTATAATTCTTTCTAGATTTACTCCTCCACCTGATAAATGGACTCACTGTGCTTGGGTATTTGATATTAATAACAATCTGTACATATACGTCGATGGCCGTAACGTACTTACTACTGCTACTTCAGTAGTAGAGGTAGTATCTCCATTTACTGTGGGTGCAACTTATGGTTCTACAAATCAACCACAAGAATACTTTAACGGAAAAATTAGTAATTTACGAGTAGTCAAAGGCACAGCTGTATACACAGGAGATTTTACGGTTCCATCATTTCCTCTAGGCCTTACTCAATCAGCTAGTACAAATACTGTTTCTATTAGTACCAGTGATGTTAGTTTACTAACTTTACAAGATTCTACGCTAATCGATAAATCCATTCATACAACAACTTTTTATTCTAGTGTAGCTCCTGCAATAATTGCAAAAGGTCCGGGTTTTTACAATACCACAACCTTGTTCACTGACGGCACGCGGAATGGATTTTACGAACCTACAGTTGTAATTAATCCCGATTGGTCAACTAATTTTAACACACGAAACACTGAATTAACTATTAAAGTTAATACTGCACCCGCAGGCACTGGACTATTATATGGTAAAAATAGTACCCCAGTAACTTCTAATACACCTATCTCTTTGGTCACAGTTCCTATTTCCGGGTATAGTGCTAACTTTAACGTAGTTACAACCAACAGCTATCTCACAGTCAACAGCAGTACTTCATTGGTATTGACAAACAGTGATTGGACCTTAGAAACGTGGGCAAATCCTATTGGTGATTATACAAACTTCAACTGTATCATATCGAAAAGAATAAATGGGTCTTCATCGACGTCATATTCTATGTATCTGGCTCAAACCACGGGTAATTTGATGTTCTATAACGGGTATGCTGTTTATTCTTCAAATACTCCTATACCAAATGGTCAGTGGAGCCACTTGGCAATAGTATATACCAGTGCTACTAATACTGCTACTAATTTAGTCAACATGTATATAAATGGAGTAAGAGTTCATAGCACTGTTGTCCAACCAACCGTAGATTATGCCACTCCTGTTACCATAGGATGGAGTAACTTTGGCCTTGAAAATTTTAGAGGTAAGTTAAGTAATTTGCGTATGTCCAGCAAGGCAGTCTATACCGGTAATTTTACCGTACCAGCTAGTCCCTTATTAAACACTCAGAGTTCTAGTACTAACACAGCGGCATTGTTATCTTCAGATGTAGATTTATTAACATTACAAGATTCTACTTTTATCGATCGTTCGATATATAATAATTCAATTTCTCCAAGCGGTGTTAACTTTGTGCAGTTAGTTCCTGAAGGACCTGGATATTATTTTACCACTGCTACTAACGTATCAAATACGTTTACAAATTTCTATAATCCAATTACCTACTACTCAGTGGGATTAAACACTAGGGCCACTGCTACTGCCACTGATTACATTACAATAAGTGGCAGTGAAACATTATTGGCCAACTTAAACAACTGGTCTTCTTCAACATATTACAGTGTTGAATATTGGATCAACCCCAATACACTATTGCAAACTGTTGATGCTAATACTTCAACTGCGGTTGTTGGTCAGATGCAGTTTAATTCTACAGTTACTTCTTGGACATTTGGCCCAGTGGGCAACGGTACTGTTAAATTTACTTATAATACTGGTACTACTTCAACCATTGCCACTACGGCAACAATTGGGCCGGGCAGATGGAATCACTTGGCGTTTGTTAAAAATGTAAACACACTGACAATTTATATTAATGGTGAACCGAGAGCCACTGCTCCTCTAGTAGGTACTCCTATTTCAAGTCTAGGTGCGTTTACAATTGGTGCTAGGAATAACACATATTTTAATGGTAGACTCAGCGACCTGAGAGTTATAAGTGGTGAGTTAGCTTATACAGGTACATTCACTGTAAATTATACTCCGTTGACAGCCATCACTGGTACACAACTACTAACCTTCCAAGATCCCACGTTTATAGATGAAAGTACTAACACATTTACCCTTAATACTGTAGGCAATCCTGTGATACTACGTGGCGGTCCTTATTTAAATTACACTGGAACAGTAAACACTAGTACTATTAATCTAAGACAATTGTGGGTTCCTAACAGTATCTATACAAATAACACTGATCCGTTTGGTACAGTGGCCAATGGATTTACAGCACCGACAAGTATACCACCAGGCTATTCGATTAATTTTTCTGGTAATGAAATGATTAGAACCAGTGAATCTACTGGTACTAGGGCATTAGACCTCTTAGGTGACTTTACCATAGAAGGTTGGTTCAGAAGAGATTCTGGAACAGCAGGCTCCTATATTTTAAATAGAGCCGGTGGATTAAACATAGCCTGGGCCAGTTATCAAATAGTGGCCAGCAATGGCAGCGTTTGGTTTTCTGCCAGCTCTAATAACGCAGGAAGCTACGATATAGGCAGTGAAGGTAGCACAGGTACTATAGGATTTTACAATCTAGGTCAATGGACTAACTTTCACATCACTAGAAATGGTAATGTTTACAGCGGATATGTAAATGGAGTAGGTGGTTTCCAACAGGTAACTACAGCAACTCCCTATAGTCCATCGTCACTGTTAGGAGTTGATCGAGGACTGGCGATTGGTGGAACGTTTATAACACAGTGGAATGGAAGTACCGCTTCCAATTACCTACCGGGTGCTGTTAGTAACATACGTATTAGTAGAACTGCGTCCCCATATTCGTTGTTTACAGGAACTCATTATACAAACTATTCAAACTACTTCAATGGTAGTAACGATTATTTCCAGGTTAATACCAATACCAACACCGCTCTAGGATTTGGTGGCGGCGGAACAACCTGGACTGTGGAATGTTATCTACGTCCAAGTGGTAATTATTCGGCAACTAGAACTATATGGTCCAGTAGAGTAAGTGGTGCCGCAACGACCATGGCTCAAGGATATTTGAATGCAACTACCGGAGCTGTAAGTTTTTATAACGGAACTACCTTTATTTCTAGCTACACTCTACTACCCGACGTTTGGAGTCATGTGGCTTGGGTCTATGATGGAGCCACTATAAGAATATTTGTCAATGGTTTATTAATATACACAAATCAAGCTACTGTAACCAATCAAGGACAACCTTTTACAGTCGGTGGTGGACGAGGTCTTGCAGAATTTTTCCAAGGATACATGAGTAATCTGCGTGTAACCAGGGGTGTTCAAGTTTACACAACATCTAGTGCTTTGGTACTTGACGGAGACGTTACACAAGGTTACGGAGCATTGTTCAAAGACGGTAGTGCAGACCAAATCAATATTGCGTCTACAACCACATTTGGTCTTGGCACCAGTACATTTACCATAGAAGCCTTGGTATATCCAACATCTAATCCAAGTAACGGTCCGGGTACTTTATTTGAGTTTAGAACTAGTGCCAATAATACTGCTATGAATGGAAGAATCAACAGTAACTTAAATCTGATGTTCTTTGACGGTCCGCAAGTCATTGAAACTGCATTTACTGGTGCTAGAGTTAATGTACGAGAATGGAATCACATTGCCTGGGTACGTAACATAAACACCATGACAGCATATATAAATGGTATCAGTGCAGGCAGTGTTAATTTATCACCCACGGTATCAACTTATGGTACATCACAACCATTGAGAATTGCAGCCAATCAGACTGCAGGTTATAGCTTTGCCGGTATAATCAGCAATTTTAAAATTACCAGAGGTGTTGCTAGATATACAACTTCTACTTATGTAATACCAACAGCACCTTTGAGCGCCGATGCAAACACAATTTATCTAGCGTTACAAAGTAGCACATTTACAGCCACGTTCTCTAATACATACTCAGGTGTTAACGTAGCCATGACCCTAGGCGGTAACCCTGGTATTTCATCTAATGTGGGATACACAACTACGGGATCTATAGTAACTGTTCCGTATTTTAATAATCCTGCAATTCCTTTAAGCAATATTCAATCTTCGAGTACAAATACTAACTCTATTTCAGGAACACAGACTAGTTTACTGGTCATGCAAAATCCAGGCCCTGGTATTACAGATAACAGCACTTATGCATTTACATCCACTATATTGAGTGGACATGTTTATGCCGCCCTATATCCTAATCCTACAACTTGGACTAACTTTATACCTAGTCCTATTACTCTTACAACTACAACTAATACGGTATTGTTGATTGCATCTACTCCAATAGGTACTCAGACTAAAACTGTGCCGAGCTGGGCAGGAAGAATCTCAGCTTCCAGTTATCTAACACTGTCTAACAATAATAGACGATATCAGATACCTGGCAATTTTACCATAGAGGCATGGGTAAGACCACTTATAGCCTCAAATCACAGTATAGTATCATACTGGACAAATGCCGCTCCCGGGTCATCTAGTTTTAGGATGGGAATAAGTGCTGGTAGAGGTTTATTGTTAGATTATGCTCAAGGTGCAACAGCCTTTACTCTCAGCACATCTACACAAATTGTGCCAATCAATACATGGACACACGTTGCTATTGTAAGAACAGGCTCCACTGTAAATTATTATGTGAATGGCGTACAGGATGCCACAGTTGGCACTATAACCGGTGCACTCAATGCCAGTACTTCTCCTTTATACGTTGGAATACAAGATCCGACTACCAGTAACTCGTTTCGAGGTGACATATCAAATCTAAGGATTGTCAACGGTGTTGCTGTGTACACAGGAAACTTTACTCCTCCAAGTAATCGCTTAACCGCAAGCCAGGCAGCAGACACTAATATTAGTGCAATCACAACACAAACTGTATTGCTAACTTTACAAGATTCTGCGTTTGTTGACAACAGCACCGCTGCAACATTACCGCTTACCGTTGTCGGCATTCCATTTATGACCAGATCAGCTGAAATTATTGCAGACACTGACATACACATTTATCAAGATATTTCAACTAGTTCTTTATATCTAAGCAATACTTCAACTTCAGTGGTTATACCAGTAATAAATTCTGTCAGTCCGTTTGGATCTGTGGTTAGTTCATCAACTTGGTACAGTAATTATTTCAACGGCACCAGTGATCTCTACACTATAACAGCACAGACTGCCACAACTTTTGCTTCTACTAATTTTACTATAGAAGCCTGGGTACATCCTATATCAATAACTTCATACGCATGTATCCTTGATGCTAGAAGTGCTGCTGCAAGTACCTCTTGGGTATTTGGACTACGGTCAATCAATGGTGCTTATAGAGTAGAGTTATTCAACGGCGCAACTAATAACGGTAATACGATTGTTCCTTTATACCAGTGGACTCACATAGCAATTACAAGATCGAGTAATGTATTAAGTTATTGGGTTAATGGTCAATTAGACACAACATCTACAATCGCTACCACAGCCAATGCACAGGCAATCACGCAGAGACTAGGGTACCTGTATGATGGCGGTAGTAACGGATTTAACGGATTCATTTCCAATCTTCGTGTAGTACGTGGCATAGCAGCATATACATCTACCTTCACTCCGGCTCGCACATTGTCTATAACACAGGATGCTGGCACAGGAACACAGGCTATACCAGCAATCACTGCGGCCAGTACTTACACAGGTACTACGCTGTTATTGTTCCAAGATCAGTATAATAAAGACAACGGACCACAAAATGTAAGAGTACTCCTAGCAGGAGGATCTCCTATAGTGACTACTAACAGCCCTTATGGTTGGACCTCTGCTACCTATACCAGTACCAGTTTCCAAAGCATATTTAGAAAAACCGTGTCCATATCTAGCACAGTGACTGGATTTACTTATATTACTACTAGTACATCGAAGTTCCAGCGATTATATATTCCTGTAGTCTATGACCAACTTGTTCCGGACATATTCACACAAGGTAGTGGAACCTACACTACAAACTTTAATGGTGCCAGTTATCTACTCATAGCTAATACTGCAACATTGGCAATGTCTAGCAGTTCTTGGACCATGGAGGCTTGGATTAATCCTAGTATAAATCAAACGTTCTCGGTGAATCAAGGATTATTTGGCAAACGAATTGCCAACATTGTAACTGGTTCTTCGTACATGTCTTATTTGTCAGCAGCGACAGGCGTATTAAGTTTCAGCAACTTTAATACTACCTATACTACAAATTACAGACCGCCTGCTGGACAATGGACGCATGTTGCCTATGCGTTTTCAGTTAGCACTAGTACTTCTAATACCGGTACTATCAATATCTATGCCAACGGAAAAAATATATATTCTACAGCAACAACAATTGTAAATAACACAGGTACATTTGTCATAGGTTACAATAATACAAGTACTGAATTTTTTGTTGGACAGATGAGTAATCTTCGTGTTACCAAAGGTAAAGCAGTTTATACAGGAGATTTTAATGTACCTCCGTATCCTTTGCTAACTGTGCAAAGTACATCTACTAATACTCAAGCATTATTAGACGACGATGTTGTATTGCTGACATTACAAAGTTCTACGTTTATCAATAATTCAACAACACCGTTGACATTGTTTACTAGTATTGCTCCGATCATTACCTGGGGTGGACCTAGTTATGTATCTACCAGTTCTTATAAGACCGACATAATGTCAAACGGTGAAGTGCGTGTTCCAATTAGTATCAATCAACAAGTTTTTGATCCTACAATTGAAAGGCATTCGACGGTATTGTATAACCCAGTAACAATAACCATAAATCCAAGTGTTCATGCATATCCAACCACTGGACTTTGGAGATACTTGCCCTACACCAAAGTTTCTACCATTGCCATTGTTCCGTTTGTTCCAAGTGGACAGGAAGTCGGACCGGGTGGTTTGAGCGATTATTGGTCTTAAAAAGTAGACAGAAATTTTTCCTTCCTGTATAATAACAGTTAAATATCTTAACTGTAAGGAACAAATATGAGACCGCATGAAGTTAACGACACTGAAACTGGAGTAATGGGATGGTATCTAGATGATACATCAATCTGTGATGAAATAATTCAATACCACAAGGATATGACTGAAACGGGTGTTGCACAGAGAGGCGTTAGTTATAAATCTCAAGTACACAAAGAATTTAAAGATAGTTGGGATGTTCCACTTTTAAATAAGACATTGCATAACAAATATGTTAGCATATTAGCAGAAGTTCATGGTCGATATAGCTCAATAAATGAATATGCCTTAGCCGAAGGCCCTGTAACAATGTTAGAAACAATTAATATACAAAGGTATATACCACCAGAAGGCGGTTTTCACGGTTGGCACAGCGAGAGAAGTTCCGATGTAGAACATTCTTTTCATAGAGCATTCACTTATATGACATATCTCAATGATGTAACCGATTGCGGTGAAACAGAATGGTGGTATCAAAAATTTAAAATTGAACCTGAAAAAGGTTTAACTCTTATATGGCCTGCGTACTGGTGGTGGACACATCGAGGAATCGCTAGCCCCACTCAAGAAAAATATATTGTTACCGGATGGTTGCATCATCGAACTCCGAGGATGAAATCTTCGAACCTAGCCAATATTTACAATAACATAACCGGTAAAACTGAAAAACAAGAAGCTATCGATTCACTGCCAAGTAATGTCAAAGATTTTATACAAGACCTGGGTCTTAATACACAGTCCGGCAACAAAAGTTTACCAAAACATATACCCAGTGATATGATTGACAATATCAGTAATTTAACTCCAGATCAGTATGAGGGAATCTTTGGAGAAAAAATGAAAAAGAATGCAAAGGTTGTTGAAGAAAAAATTAATTTCAATAAGATTGAAATTCCAATTACAATTAGAGATGACAAGGTTTAAATGAAAGTTGCTATTATAGACATCATAGGGATTCCCTATGATGGCACTACAGTATTCAAACAAGGGTTAGGTGGCAGTGAAAGTGCTGTTACCCTGATGAGCATAGAATTAGCTAATTTAGGATTCGATGTTACAGTTTTTAATAATTGTAATATAGATCATGCACATCCCGGAACTTATGAAGGAGTCTTATACAGGCCGTTAACAGACCTGTCAGGACCTCATGAGTTTGACATTGTAATAAGCAGTCGTACTATAATCCCATTCACTGACCCAGCAGATTATTCTAGATTAAATGACAATAGAGCGATACCATTTGCTTCTATGAATTTATATGATAGAATTATCAGCAAAGCAAAAATGAGAGTATTATGGATGCATGATACTTTCTGTTTAGGCGATAATCTCATAGAAGAACTTGCTGTTGCTGATAGAATCACTGACATCTTTACACTCAGTGATTTCCATCTAACCTATGTAGCTAACTGCGATCACGGCCGCCGCAGAAACTTTGAAGTACTTAAATCAAAACTTTTTATCACACGTAACGGTGTACGCATCTATAACAAAGAAGTGGATATCAGTGCCAAGAATAAAAATTTGTTTGTTTATAATGCCAGCGTGACCAAGGGAATGATCCCTCTGGTTAAAAATATTTGGCCGCACGTTAAACGCCATATACCCGAAGCCGAGTTAAAAGTTATTGGCGGCTATTATAGATTTAGTAATAATTCAGAACCCGACCAACAAGAGAAAGATTGGAGACAAATGGCCAATGATCCCGAGTTGGCCAAATTAGACATTGAATTTACTGGTGTTATATCACAGAAAGAAATTGCAGATATTCTTACACAGGCCAATTTTACTATATATCCTGCTGCATTTCCAGAAACGTTTGGCATAAGCAGTATGGAAAGCCTATGTTATAATACACCGCTGATTACCTGCAGGTTCGGTGCCCTAGAAGAAATCGCTATTCCGGGTGCATCTTATCTAATTGATTATGCTATTGAACCTAATGGGTTATTTCCTAATATCAGTGTTCCTCACCAGGTAGAAGAATTTGTTAAAACTACAGTCGAAGCCTATCGTAATCCTTACCTGCATCAACAGAAGCAATACTACTGTAACATAGTTAAAGATATAGCAGGTTGGGACAGCGTGGCCCTACAATGGAAACAACATTTCTATAAAGAAACAGATAAATATCTAACTAGAGAAGAATATAGAACTGTTAGTAAAATTAATCGCAGATTGCACAAGATATATGAACGTAAGTGGCATAACACTGTTGAATTAGAAGATTATAAAGCAGGTAATGAACAACCTATTGTAATAGTAAGTACATTTTATAATTGTGCTAATTACATTTCTCGTTGTATAGAAAGTGTTGCCACACAAGATTACGACAATTATGTACACTATCTAGTCGATGATGCTAGTACCGACAATACATTAGAAGTTATTGTAGATACATTAGATAGATTCCCTAATAATATTAAAGATAAATTCCGTATTATTAAAAATACTGTGAATGTTGGAGCTGTACAAAATCAAATCTCAGTATTTAGATCACTACAAGATATAGAATCTATTGTTATAATTCTAGACGGGGACGATAGTCTTACCAATGATAATACAATATTTTCATATTATAACAATATCTATGATGGTACTACAGAATTTACTTATGGATCATGTTGGAGCATGGTTGATGATATTCCTCTAATCAGTCAACCTTATCCAAAAGCTGTTAAAGATAATAGAGATTATAGGAATCATCATTTTAATTGGATATTGCCCTATACGCACTTACGAACATTTAAGAAAAAATTAATAGACAGTTGCGATGACAACTCGTTCAAAGATCCTAACGGTAATTGGTTCAAAGCTGGGGGAGACGGCAGCGTGTTTTATGCATTGATAGAACAGGCTGATCCTAATAAAGTAAAATGTCTACAAGAAATTGTTTACAATTACAACGACATAAACCCATTAAATGATTATAAAGTTAATGCCGAAGAACAAAATCGAAACGCTAGAGAAATAATTAAAATGCCTACATCAAAAAAAAAGATACTGATAGGAATCCCTACAGCCCGTAACATAGAACCTGATACATTCAAGGCTATCTATGATTTAGAGGTACCTGAAGGATATGAAACTACGTTTCAATTCTTCTATGGCTACAACATAGATCAAGTTCGTAACTTGATAGCAGATTGGGTAGTCAATGGATTTGATTACTTATTCAGTGTAGACAGCGACATTGCTTTTCCTAAAGATACACTAAAGAAACTACTAGCACATGATCAAGATGTAGTAAGCGGCTTGTATATACAACGCAAGCCCGGACTGCATATACTTGAGGTCTACGAGCAAACTGATCGCGGCGGAGTTACCAATATACCCTACGGCAAAATTAAAGACAGGGGCCTAGTTGAAATTGCAGGCTGCGGGTTTGGCTGTGTGCTGGTTAAAGCAGAAGTATTCAAATCCATAGGTTACCCACAGTTTAAATATTATAGTGCTATTAATCACAAAGACACTGTTTCGGAAGATGTTGACTTTTGCCGTAAAGCCTTAGAAAAAGGTTTTAAGATTTGGGCTGATACAACCATACAATGCCAACACACAGGAAGTTTTACTTTTAATGTTGATAATAACATTCCTGTTATTGATACCTCTCCAATAGCCAACATTCAAGCTAGACTAAGGGAACTAGGCAGCCAACGTTTGATTCCTAGAAGTCACGTAGATTATCTTGCCGGATTAAAAGCTGCCGGCCTTGAACCTAAAGTAATCTACGACATCGGAGCCTGTGTATTACACTGGACCAACGAAGCTTCACGCATTTGGCCCGATGCAGAGATAGTAGCTTTTGAAGCTATGGATAGTACAGAGTTCTTGTATCAAGAACGGAACATGAAATATCACATAGGCGTACTAAGCAATGAGACTGGTAAAGAAGTTGAATTTTATCAAAACGATATTCACCCAGGTGGCAACAGCTACTATAAAGAAAACGAAGTAGTTAACCCAGATACTGTAAACTACTTCAATGATACTCATAAGCGTAAGTTAAAAACAGTCACAGTTGATGCTGTGTCAAATCTTAAAAGATTCCCTAAACCAGACTTTGTTAAAATGGATGTACAGGGTGCAGAACTTGATGTACTCAAAGGTGCTGTAGAAACCCTAGCAGACGTAAAACACGTTATCCTAGAACTACAGGTTGTAGAGTATAATAAAGGTGCACCGTTGAAAGATGAAGTCATTGCCTATATGGATGAACAAGGTTTTGATTGTCAGGGTATTTTTAGCAATAACGGACCAGACGGAGATTATCACTTTGTGAGACGCTAAATACTGCTATGAGAGCAAGTCAGTTTATCGTTGAAGGTCCACAAGAAAATGCCAATGTTGTAGAAATGTTTAAAAAGTTTCTACCATTAGCCATGGAAGTCTTAGAAGTAGACAGTCTTCCTAAGATGCGTTTTGCCCCGGACTTAAACACAGGCGATCAACCCAGCTTTGGTATGTATTCTCCGGATGATAATATGCTGGCCGTTGCACTGGCTAATCGTCATCCTGTAGATATCTTGCGTACAGTAGCACACGAACTAGTTCATTTTAAACAGAATATGAATGGTGAACTCAATCCAGACAGTGGAGAGACTGGCAGTCCCCACGAAAATCAAGCACACGAAATCGCCGGAGTTATCATGCGTAATTTTAACAAACGCTATCCGGAATACTTAAAAAGCAAGCCACTATAAAAAAAGGACCCGAAGGTCCTTTTTTATTACTTACTATATTATTTTTGGGCTAGGCCCTAATATTATTATTATATTATTTCTTTACAGTTGCTTTAGTAGCAGATGCAACGCCTTGATTAACAAAACTATACATCTTTTCAGCTGTTTCTAGAACTTTTTCAAGCCCTGGGAACTGTGGCATGGTCACTGTACTGACAATCTGTCCAGTCTTTTCATCACGCTGTGCGGTCATTTCCCAACCTTGGAATTTAGAGTGGAAGTCTTCTGTTACCATACTCTTGGCCATGCCCAAGATGTCTGTGCGGATTTCGTAGCCGTTCTTGTTAAATTTAACTTCTGGTAGCTTTGGTGTTTCAAAATTTGACATATTATTCTCCTTGTGTGTTAATGTCTATGTGTAAACAGCATCTTTGCTGTCTATATATTTAGTATAGCGTCATACGCTCTACTTGTAAAGCGATATGAAATTATTACTTGATCTTTTTTATTCGTTCTTTGATAATTTTAATCACTGGTTCAGCCAACACAACTTCATAATGATTGTAGTCTACTTCTACTAACTCCATATCTTCATGATGTTTTTGACTGGCAATGGTCACTACGCCATCGTTGGGCTCATGCATGAACGCACTTTGTCCTTTGACTGTGACTATATTAGTCCAAGGATGCTGTATCTTAATCTTACTGGCTTGCTTCATTACCCACGAACTAGGACCAATGTCACGCATCAGTCTGCTAAATGGTAAGAAGTATTGAGCATAGTCTGCTACTTCTGCGCCACCGTAGGGTGTGCTTAACGTAACAGCGCCCTTAACAGAACTAGGCATTGAATTGGCTAGATGCAAACTGTATATGCCGCCCAAACTATGTGCAACAAACACTAGATCAGTTTGCCCGTCTAGTGTCGACTGCATGTCTTTTAGGTTATTTTCAAACCCGTTGCGGCTGTCATAGTTAATGTCAAG